CCTTGAAGCCCTTGGCGGTGACCACAAGGTCGCGAGGCTCGAACCCGGTGTTGCCCAGCACGGTGAGCTGCTGGTCGGCGATCAGCCCGATCGGGTCGGATGAGGCGTCGTCAATCGGCGTGAAGTTCGTGCCGCCGGTCAGGTCAGTGCCCCACACACCAGACGTCATGAAACTTGCGGAGAACTCTGCGTCGCGCTTGATGCGCTCCTGCTGAGTCAGGAACCGCACAGCGTCCTGAATCGGGTTGATCTGCGGGTCGGCGTTCGCCACGACACGCTGCGGCACGTCCTTGTGAAGGGCGTACAGCTTCGTCGAGTAGTCCTGGGTGGTGATCTTGTACGACGCACCAGCGGACTCGGTGGCGTCATCACGCTCGGACATGTTGTCGCGGTAGAAGTCGCCGATGTTGTACACGGAGAACTTGTCGGACTTGTGCTGGACGGTGACCCGTGGGAACACCTGGTCGGCCACGAAATGGCCGGGGTCTTGAAGGTACGCGACTGACAGGGTCGTCAGCGGACCGTCAATATGCACATCGGTGGATGTGGGTTGCGGCATTGGGCCGCTCCTTTCTGCTGCGACCCTGACGGGTCAGGGAAATCAGGTCGTGCCGATGTTGTCGACGAGGATGGACACGATGCGGTTCGCTGCGCCGGATGACCCGGCGACAACGGTGCCGACGCGGTAGTCACCGGCCGAGGTGGGTACGGCGTACCCGACCGAGGACGCTGCGACGGCGTCACCGACTGAGAGGGTGTTTGCCGCGCAGGCAACTTTCCACACGCCGCCGGGTGGCATCACGGTGATGACCTGACCGGCGCGGGTTGATGCTGTCGAACCGTCGTAGGACACACCAGCGACAGGTGCGCCAGCGGCGGGGTAACCGGCACCGCCGGTCGAGCTGATCGCCACGAATCGGTACTGGGGGATGCCGGTCGAAGCGGCGATCATGGGGAACCCGTTGAGGCCGTTCTTGTAATCGACTGCCATTGTCATTTCTCCTTGCGGCGAACCGGGCGTCTGCCGGAACTTCCGCGGTTGGGGTGGGCTACTCGCCCGCCAGGTGACGGGTGAGCAGAGCAGGGTCGGCGGTCAGCACGTCGCGGGTGGCTTGCGCCATGCTGATGCCCTTCGACTTGGCGAGGTCCGCGGCACGCCGCTCGATCTCACCTTGCGCCGAGTCGGCGCTGACAGGGTTGCTGCCGCTCGACTTCATCAGCACGTCGTCAGCCTTCTCGGCCTGAGCCGATGCGGCCTTCAAGACACGGGTCAGGGTCTTGACCAGCTCATGATCGTCGGAGCCGAGGGCAGTAGCGACATCGGCGAGCAGCCGCCCGATCTCGTCGGCGGTTTCGGACAGCGACGGCATGTCGGACTTGGCGACGGCGACGAACCCGTCGAGACGGGCTGCGGCTTCCATCTTCGCGATCCGCACCTCGTTCTCCTGGCCCTTGCGGATCAGTTCAGCGACACGCGGGTCAGCCGCCTTCAGGATGTCCTCGACGGTCGGCTCAGTGTCGTCCTCGACGACCGGGGCGACCCGACCCTTCGAGGCTGCGACAAGCTGCTCGGTGTCCATCTCAGCGATTGCCTCGGCGATCGCTTCGTCGGTCACTTCGGGGGCGGCTGGCTGCTCGTCGCGGAGCGCCATCATGCCTTCGAGGAAGGCGGTGACGGCGTCAGCGTCGTCCAGGTTCAGGGTGTTGGTCGGCTCATCAGGCATCGTTACTCCTTTGAGGTCGTCGTGCGCTTTGAGCACGTCAGGAAGATCCCGGTCGGGATCGTTCACGCGCCGCCAAGCGGCACGAATCTTTGCGACCACCTGCGGGCGGTCTGCGTCCGGTAGCTGCACCCGGTTGCCGCGGAACCCGGCGGGTCCGAGCGCAGCGACAGCACGCCCAACCTGCGCAGCTGTCTCACGCTGCGACAGGTCGTCCCACAGGCGCAGCTTCCACGTCGACGGCGACTCAGGGTCAGGGACGTAGGCGAACGCCTGCGGTGGGAAGTCTTGCCCGTCCTCACGCTTCGTCGCCTTGTCGAAGATGGCTGACTTGAACAGCACGATGCGGGCGTCAGGGTTCGCCGGGTCATCGACCCGATCCACGCGAGTAATGTGCAGCTTCTTCAGTCGGCGAGGCATCAGACGTCCTCGACTTCTTCGGCGTAGCCCTCGATCGAGAAGGACGCCTTGCCGTCTTTCATGGCCTGCCAGGCGTCGGCCTGCGGGACGTGGAACCCGCCGAACCAGCCGCGAGGGATGTGCCGTTTCATGACGTCGTGCAGTTCGCCGTTCAGTTCTCCGGTCGCAGGGTCAACTGAGAGGGCTTCGATGACGTCGTCGGTAAACACGATCGAAGCGATGAGGTGCCCGTCGGGGTCTTGCCCGTTGTGGTCGACACCTGACACGCGTGCTTCGCGCACGAACTCGTGTGATGCCGCTTCGAGGTCGTCGACGTGGATTACGTCGCCGTGCGCGTCGATGACGTCAACGCCTCCACGGGCGGCGATGTTGAACCACCCGTAGGCGTTCTGCGCTTCGGCGGCTTTTGTGACGCGGTACTGGCCGCTGACGTCTGTCACGTCACGCAGGGTATTCGGTGCGGCGTGACAGGGGAAGCAACCTGCGTCACGTCCCGTAACGCGAGGAACCCTCCCCGAAGGGAGGGTTCCTGCTGGGCGGGCCGGGTGGGCTGGCGGTGTGAATCAGACGTGCATGTGGCCCACCTGATCGTAAGCGGCTGCGACGTCCTCGGCCTGACCGCCACCGAATACGTACGATGAGCCGAACTCTGCGTAGCGCTCGGCTTCTGCTTCTGCCTTGCAGTACTCGGCGTAACCTGCCCCGTCGTAGTCCATGTCGACCGATCCGTCGAAGTTGATGTAGACCACCCGGCCGGAAGCCAGGACGTATTCGGTGTTGCGGGTGTTGGTGTTGGTGTTTGCTGCCATGTGTTCAATATAGCTCGTGCTACAGCACATTGCAAGTGTTTGGGGAAAAAGATTTGCGATCCAGTCCGAAACGGCACGTCCCGCAAGTCGAAACGACCTGCGGGACGACCTGCGCTGTGCGCGCTGTCTGGGAACAACCAGTCTACTGGTTGCAGGGCAGTGCTTCGGTAGGGCCACCGGAGCAGAACGGACACGGAACCTCGCCGCCCTTCCAGTCGACAGTCCCGTCGTCGAAACACCAATCGCAACCGAACGAGCTGAGTGCCTCCTCGATCGCAGCCACTCTTGTCGTGCCGTACCCAGATCGGCCGTCGACATGACGGAAGTAGAAAGTCTTCTCCCAGTCGTCACCAATCGTCATGCCTGCGATGTCGCCGATCTTCTCGCCCCACTTGTAGACGTCGTAGGCCGTTTCCCCGCAGTGGACTCCGTCCTGGATCTCCCGCGGGCTCCAGTAGGGCTTGAACTTGTATTCTCGGTTTGTTGCCATGACCACACTTTAGCGCGTGCTACAGCACATGGCAAGTGTTTGGCGATCGGCGCGCTGCCACGCAACGACTACCTGGAGAACCGTTGCCCAGTCTCTTCGTAGTAACCCCGACCGTAATATCGGACTGGGACATCGAGGCCGAGATCGTTGGCGACAGCCAAGCGACGATGCCCCGACGTTTGCTCGAAACGGAACACCCGATCGCTGCTTGCCGGGTTCACGAAGATGTCAATCGGTTCCCTGATGACCCCGTCACGTTTGATCTGGTCATACAGCCCGTCCCGTTTCGCCTCGGCGAGCTTCTGCGGGCCGGTCGTCTCTAGCCAGTCCCTGCGGTGCGCGGCAGGGCTGCTTTCGTAGAGGCCGTCACGATGGAACACTTGATCGGAAGCGTAGAGGCTCTTACCAGGCACAGAGTCAGGGAACAAGCTCAGGTCGGGGCTAGCAGTGTCGACCGGTGCGCCGCCACGACTGACCTGCATCGAGATGGTGCAACGGCAGCGAGGATGCAGCGGCGGGTACTCGACGATCAGCTCCTCGGAGCCGCGAAACGGCACGTCGATGCTGACCACCTCACCGTCGAGCGGAGCGCAAAGGTCGCAGGTGCGTTCGTCGATGGCTGTCACCCAGATCTTCTCGATCGTTGCACCACGCAGCATTCCTGCGTCCTGCATCCCACGGATACCTGCGATGCGGCCACCGTTCGACGCTGCGACCGTCTCAGTGCGGGCAATCGTTTCGGCCCGGTAACGCAACGCACGCCGCGAGTAAGCGTCACGGTGCCGTTGCAACTGCTCACGGGTCATGCCCTCACGCAGCGGCGCGAGCCGCCGGTCACGCAGCGGCGACGCGTTCAGCTTCGCCGCTTCTTGCCGCAGGCCACGCCAGTCGTCCGGCGACATCGTCGGCCCCATCCGGGCCAGGACGTTGTCGTACCGTGCAACCATCCGTGCCTGCGCCGGTGCCAGGCCGACCGTCGAACGGATCGACGCCTGCACCTGCGCTCTCGTGCGGGCACCTGACAGGCCCTCGCCGATGATCGCGCGAATGTTCGCCCGTGCCGTGGTGTTGATGTTGACGACCTGAGCCGCTGCGAGTTCACGGGCGAACGCCACCGCTCTCGGGTCGATCAGGTCCAGCCGTGGGGTGATGGTGCCTGCGGCCTCGCGTGCGATCTCCAGGTTGACCTGCTCCAGGGTTGCGCCCGTCGCCTTGCTGACTTCGCTGAGGACTGCGTCGAACTCCGCTTCAGCGGCTGCGGCGACGGTCCGGTAATCGCCTCGGCGGGCGGCGTCCTGCACCTGCCCTGAGCGGGCCAGACGATCACCGACGCGCACCAGAATCGCTTCCAACGCGTCGGCCATGTCACCCAGATACCGGTCGGCTATCTCGTAGATCTGTGCGCCGACTTGCCCGTCAGCGTCAGCGACCAGCTCGAACTTGCGGACCCGTTCAGCCCACGTCAGCGTCGGCATCGCCCTCGCCTAGCTCTTTCTCGATTCGCATCCGGTCGAGTCGTTCCACGATGCGGGTCGACCAGCGTTGCCCTGCGTCGCCGCCCCACAGCGCCCACGCGATCCGACCGGCGCTCGGGTAGCCCTCCTCGCCGGGTGAGAACCCCTCAGCCTGCTTGTCGACCTCGTGGCGTGCGAAGAACGAGTACATGCGGCGCACCGACAGTTCCGACAGGTCACGGTTGATGATGTCGCGGGCGCGTGACACGCCGACCTGCGTGCCTCCCCTGCCGAACTGGCGTCGCCAGTCCAAACCGCGGCGGGCTTCGACCTTCATGGCGTCGGTCGGTGAGAACGACTCCTTCGTGATCGTCACCGAGTCGATGGCTGCGATTAGTTGCTGCGCTTCGTCGGGTGCGGCTCGTTCGATCATGTTCGTGGCTGCCCGGTGCGCCGCAGCGAACGACATGCCTTGCCGCATGAACCGTCGCATCGCAGCGATGTGCGCCGGGGTCTGATTGGCTGCGTGGGCGCGTAGCCGCTCCTCGTCCGCCGCCGAAATCCCACCACCACCGCCACCGCCGCCGCCGCCGCCGGTTCCGCTGCGGTAGGCCAGCTCCAGACCGACCTCGGCGTCAGCCTCCTGCTCTTCGACCTCCTCAGCGACCGTGTCCATGTCGTCATCCACCGAAGCGATCGACGCAGCAGGGATCGACGGTGCGACCGTCATGCTGTCAGCGTCCGAGTTGAACGCGATCGGATCGAAGCCGAGCATGGTCAGCAGCTCATTCTGGACTGACTCGTTCGGGAACCAGGCGAAACCGGCGTCCGACGTGGCCTTGATGATCTGCGCCAACTGCACCAGATCCCGTTCGGTGATCTCACCCGGTCGCAGCGTCGGGGTCAGCGCCTCGTCGATGCCGTTCAACGCAAGCAGGCGTGGCAGCTCGTAGCGGTTGAACACCGAGGCGATCTCGTCGAGCTGGGTGCGCATCGACGCCAACGACATTTGCTTCTTCGTTTCAGCCAGAGCGAACGAGCCGACCTGCTCGTGGCCCATCATGATGACGTCCTGCAACGTCGAGATCGCCATGTACCGGGCGTACCGTTCGATCACCGCTTCGGTGTCGTGCTGCCGGGTGCCGGGCGACTTCAGCAGACCGATCTCGATCTCCATGTTGCCGTTCTCGTCCCGGTACATCGGCCACACCAGCGACGACTGCTCATCCCGGCGTAGCTGCGACGCCGCCCGCTTGTAGTCGTCCAGTGCGTTCTTCACCTCAGACGGTGCGCCAGGGTCAAACATGGCTGGGGGTAAACCGAACGATGGGATGCCTGCCAGGTCACGTTCGATGCCGATCAGCTCGAACTCCTCCACTCGTTTCTTCGACCAATAGGAGGTGTACGCGTTGCGGAGCACCGACCGGCCCTCCGGGTTGTTTTTCTTCGCAGTGGTGCGGAACAGCAGGCAACGCTCTATCGGCAGGAACACGGTGCCCTGTTCGACTTTCTGCCACATGCCCTGGATGCCGCCGTGGTGGTCGACTTCCCAGTGGTCGATGGTGTCCTGGCCGCGCAGTGCGATTTTGCGCCAGCCGATCAGGCCGTCATCGAAGCGAGAGCGGGCTGCGTGCGACTCAACGGTGCGGCCCTGTCGGCGTTTGTAGACGACCTCGAAGTAGGACCAGCCGTACGTGAGTTTGGACAGGATGTCGGAGATGAGTTGCGACCATGTGACCGACATATCCTGTCGGCAGGTGTCGACGAACTCGGCGGCTGCTTGTGCCTGGGGTGTGTTGTCTGCCGGGATGAGGAGCCAGTCAACGGAGCGCAGTACTTCTTCGTAGCCGGAGATGATGCCGCCGATGATCGGGTCGTTGTCGACCATTTCCCGGTACGTTTTTGCGCCTCGTTGCCCTTGGAGTTGGGGTAGCCATTCTTCGTGGGGGCGGCCGCCTGCCATGTTGAGGCCTGACATGCCGGTTTCGTGGAACAGGATCTGTTCGGCGTTGGCTGGGTTAGCACCGTCGTCGTGGTGGTCGTCGTCGTACAGGTCAGGCATGACCCTGAGGGTAGTCGGGGGTCAGGGTGATCCTCTGACGATCAGCGGTGATCCTTGCCGGGCCAGGTGTGTGTGCGGGCTGGGGTGGAGCACACCCAGCAGCCCGCAGCGGTCGACGTGGACCACCACACAGTCCCGCAGCACGTCGCCACCACATCAGTGCCCGTCGAGGAGTGCAGCACGAACCAGCGCACGTCAGACCAGTCGGTCATGTCAAGCGGTGTCGTGCCCAGGTCACTGCTGCTGCTCCGAGCACAGCCACACCCAACCCGACAGCGGCCACAGGCAACAGGTCAGTGCCCGTCGCTGCGAGAACCACCTCGGAGCCGGGCGGGCACACCGCAGCATCGGTACCTTCGTAACTCCACCAGTGCCCGTCGGGGTCAACGCCGCCGCAGCGGTATATCACGACAGGTGCGGCCGGTGGGCTAATCGGATCATCGGTCGACATCGAGAAACCTTTCAGTAGTTCAGTCATGGTCGGAGCCAGTCCGGTAGTTCTGGGCCGTTGGTGAGGATCAGCGGCCCGATGCGGTCGTTGGCGAGGTCGAGGTTTCGGGGGTCGATGTCGATTCCGATGGCGTTGCGTCCGTGCCCGGTGGCGACTGCCAACGTCGTGCCGGTCCCTGCGAACGGGTCGAGGACGACACCGGGCCGGTAGTCGGGGGTGGGACAGCCGCAATCCGTCCAGCCGAGGGTTTCGACGTGCTTGGTCGCTCGACCATGCGTCATTCCCTGGGCGTTCTCGTCGCGTTGCTGCCCGGCGTAGTCTGCGCGGGCTGCGGGCTCGGCGTTCTGCGCGTCGGCGTCGCCATGAGCTTCGTAGGTTGCCTCGACGATGCGTCGGCGTGGGGTGCCGCACCGGCGGCACACCTCCAACGGCACCATGCTCTTGATCGGTATTTCGCAGAGGGCGGGTGGCCATGTGGCGTAGTGAGCGCCCTTGTACGGGTGGGTGGGGATAACCCACGTGTCCAACGGCGGCGCACCCGCCGGGTTGCTGCCACTGATCTGAGCGACCTCGCCCTCGGCCGCGCGTCGCTCGTCGCCGCTGCGGATACTCCCCTTTCGCAGCCCGCCACGGTCGAATCGGTCCGTCGGTGTGCGTACGGCGTCGAGGTCGAACCATCGGTCCCGCGCCCGCGTCGCTATCACCATGTCCGTCGTCGCCGGGCGGTATTTGTCGCCAAGCGCACCCACGGGCGGGTTCGGGCGGTGCCAGCGAACCACGTTGCGGACCCTCCACCGGCCAGCCGGTGACTCGGCGCCGGTCAGCGGGTTGATGCCGTAGGCCAATGCGATGCGGTACAGCTCGGGGACGAGAGCAAGCGACTTCGGGAGCGGCCATGCGACCTTGTCTTGGTTCCGGGAGCGGTGAGCGGTCCCGCTGAACTGCTCTTGCCCTTCCCGCCACCCGTTAGCGGCATAATCGCCGCCTGCTCCGCCCGACCCGCTGTAGGTGTCGCCGAGTTCGACGGCGATTGACCCGTGCGGGGCGAGCACCCGACCCCACTGTGCGGTCAGATCGAGCAGCACGTCGAGGAACGCTGCCGGGGTGGCCTCCGAACCGATCTCGGTCCCTTTGTCCGGGTGATCGGCGGGGAGGTACGAGCGCAGCGCAAGAAAGGGTGGGGAAGTGAGCACAAGGTCGATGCACTTGTCGGGCAGTGTTGCTGTGACCTGCCGGGTGTCCCCGACGATGTAGTGGGCCTGTGTCATGGTCGGACCCGCTCCGGGAGTTCTGGGCCGTTCGTGGTCATAATGGCAAGGCCTCTTGTGCGAGTCGTGCTTTGGCTGCTTGGCAGTACCGTTCCTCGATTTCGATGGTGATGGATCGGCGGCCGAGGTCTTTCGCTGCGCGTGCGGTGGTGCCTGACCCGCCGAATGGGTCAACGATCAGGTCGTCTGGCTTGGTCCACAGTTCGATAATGCGGCGTAGGAGCGTGACAGGTTTTTGTGTTGGGTGGACGCGTCGCCCTCCCATGCCGATAGCTGCGTCAGCGTTCACAGCGGCGGCGTGCTGCACCCTGAACATCTGCCGCTGAACGTGACTGCTGGTCCAAAGCAGTTCGTGTGGTGAACCTATGATCTTGTCCGCTGCTTCGATCACTCTTTTGTCCCAGACGTGCCACGCTCCTCCCGGTGGCACAGCGTGCGCTGCGTTCTCAGCGCCGAAAACGACTCGACGGTTCGGCAGATTCAATGCCCAGCACATCAGCCGGTCATCGGAGTCCCCCGCGATCTTGTCAAACTTCTGAGCGCCCGTGATGGTGGCCCGCCAGTCCAGCCCGTACGGGGGATCAGTAATGATCACCGCATCCGGTGGGATATCGAACTCCAACGCGTCGCCGTGGTAGATGGTGTGGCCGGGTTCACGGTAATAAACGGTCACGTTGTCGGCCTGTGTCATGGTCGGCATTCCGACTGGCGCCACCCGCTGTCGCGCTCCACGACCAACGCTGCAAGGTTGGTGGCGTGAACCGGATCACCGGTCGACATCGAGGAACCTTTCAGCCGTCCGTTCGCACCACGCGTTCGACACCGCCGCGATGAAACCGAACGCCTGATCTCTCGTCGCGATCGAGTCGACCTCCATCCGAAGTTGCCCAGCGAGCACCTCCAGCAGGTCGTTGCGGAACGACACCGACTGGTTCGTGTTGTCACGCATCACGTCGCATATCCCTTCAGCGACCTGAGCGGTAGCGTCGGCCATGCTGTCGTGCGCCAGAACGTCGATCTGGTTGTCGGTGAACACGCCGAGCAGGATCAAGTTGACCCGGTATGTCTCCCATCGTTGCTGTGCCCGTGACCTCGGTCGCGTCGTCGTGGTCGTCGTGGTCGTCGTGGTCGAGGTTGTGGTGGGTGCCACGGTGGTTGTTGGTGCCACCGTCGTCGTGACCTGCGGGCGTGTCGTCGGGGCGGGTGCAGTGTCGCTGGCACCGCCACCGCACCCGACCAACATCATCGCCGCCAACGCTGCGCCTGCTGCTGCTGTTTTCATTGTCAGAACCTCCGGTCCATCGCTGCTTCTTGTTCTTCCCACTGCAACCGTCCGGCCTCAGTGACAGCCTGCCCCAACACTTCGTGCAGTTCTGCGGCAGTGTCCGCAGACACGGTCAAACCGAACCGGCCGACCATCAGTGTCACACGTCTGCCTTCGCTGTGCGGGACGACCGTGACATGCGGTGCGACGCCCGGCTCGATGCGTGCGTCGCACCGCACCGTACTGATGCGCCCAGTGTCGTCACTGTCAGCCCTGACCTGGGCGGTGCCCTGGTCGTCGCCGACAGTGAAGCTGCGGCTGCTGCCGTCAGTCCAGGTCGTGATGCTTGCTTCCATTAGTTGACCTCCTCAGGTCGGTTGGTGTTGCTAGGCGGTTGCCCACCCTCCCGGCATTGTGGCCCCGGACAGGTTCGCCCCTTCCAAGTTCGCACCGATCAAGTCCGCACCGATCAGGTTCACCCCGGACAGGTTCGCCCCGGACAGGGTCGCCCAGCACAGGCGGGCCCCGATCAGATTCGCCCCGGACAGGTCCGCACCGGACAGGGTCGCCCAGCACAGGCGGGCCCCGATCAGATTCGCCCCGGACAAATCCGCCCCGGACAAATCCGCACGGCACCCCGCAGGGTCGCCTTCAAGCCACAACTGGTGCAGCGTAAGTACCTCAGGCAAGTCGTTCATGTCGGTCACTGCCCCCACCCTTCCGGCAAAGTCGCCCCGGTCAGGTCGGCCCCGGTCAGGTCCGCACCGGACAAATTCGCCCCGGTCAGCTTTGCGCCGGTCAAGTTCGCCCCGTACAGGTAAGCGTCGGTCAGGTCCGCACCGGTCAGGTTCGCAGCGGTCAAATCGGCCCAGGTCAGGTCGGCACCGGACAGGTCGGCACC